AACAGTTTCTCGTAATGCGCTACTGCCTCAGCGTCGCCTGTAGTAAACGCCTGTGCCGCCTGATCTCTGCGAGGTCCGCGAGACATGGGGTCATGCTCGTTTAACCACGCAATCCAACGTTCGTCGTTGTCGATACTTGCAAAATCAGGAACTAGCGCTGCTAATTTCTGAGAAAAGCTCATCTCTCCAACCTGATTACCAGTTTGCTTCAGTTGTTTTTGAAGCTGCGCGATAATCTCACTTTGTTGCTCAAAGCGTCCCTCATATTCTTGAGAAACTTCCTGCGCAACACGACGCTGGACATCTATCAGTTCTTCGCCAAATTCGGCTCGATCTTCATCAGTCACATAACTGACTTTCTCCTTCGGCTTTGTCGGTTCTTTGGGCTGTGCCGCTAAAGTCTCAGTGAGATCGTTCAGCTTAGCCGTTAAGTCCTTAACTTGCGAGTGCAAGCGTGGGACTTCAGCGTCATACTTACCCCGTAAGGTTTTGTACTTCTGCTCAAATTCAACCGCTACGTCCGTCGGTGACGTGTCAGCTGGCTCTGCTTCTACCGGTTCAAGTGCTACTTCCGCTTCGACTGGTACTTCTGCCTCGGTATCCTCGGGTTTTACCTCTGAAACTTTAGGCTCTTTTGCCTTCTTTTTCTTTGGTTCTTCCGTTTGGGCGTTTAGCGTTTTCTCTAGTTCTTCCACTTCAGCAAGCTGTGCTTGCACCTGTTTTGGCAATGCCATGTTTTTCTCCTTAAAGCACCAACTCTGTTCCTAGCGTCCCGTGGGTATGCTGTTCCCGTTATGGTGTGCTTCTCGTATTTTGCGCATATGCGCGGTTTTCTACCTTGGCTGCGTCTTTCGCAGCTTCCAGTAAATCTGCAAATGCTTCCGCTCGTCCTTGCAACCGGTGGACTTGTACCATGTCGGCTGCGTGTACTAGCTTCAGCTTGGCGGTTTCTAACTCCGCCTCGAGTAACTTGAGTAATGCTTCATTGCCGGGTTCTCTGAGTCTATTCAGAGCTGTAACGGCTTGGGTATCGACACTATTCAAATCAATCATAGTTTAAAAGTATAGCATATGTGTTAACGTGTCAACAGATACACTCGTTAACGTCCATTTGGGCGCGGGCTTATAAAGTTACCTTCCCGCCCACCTTGTTCGCTTCCATCTTCTTGTAAGTTAGCCGCTTCTTGAGCTTGCTGCTGCATCATCATTTGCTGTTGCATCATTTGCTGTTGCTGCTGCTTCTTTTCAATATCTTCTCGAGAAGGGACAAGACGGTCAACATTGGTATTAAGATTACCGGCCAAATCCCGCATGAGTTCAGCCGTACCCGTGTGTCCAACAATTTCTTGCGCAACCGGACTTTCCAATACAAGGCGGAGGAACTCATTTTTACGTACAGCCTCAGCTTCTTTGACGACAAGCGACATCGCGCCTCGTGCCATAATTTGTACATCACCAATCAAATCCGGGTCTTCCGAGTACCGTAGGTTTCTCTGGTACTGGCGCTCAAGCATAGGTGTAATCACATCGTGGTCAACGTTACCGATAACCTGCTTTATGCTCTTGCCTGCGTTAGAAATAAGCATGGATAGACCGGACGATGTACGCCCTGCGCCCGGCACATGCTGGCCTGTCATATAACGAGGGATACCTGACACTTCGTCCGAAAGTTCCATGAACTTCTCGAACACAGCCATAAGCTCGCCTGCGTTAGAATTAGGTTGGAAGAACTGCATAGGGGCAGACGCATCGCCGTATTCTGACGACTTAAACTGCCATATCTTCCAAGGATACATCTGAGTAATGTCTTCACCTGCTGGGAGACGACTTACGTTTACGCCGACCTGTGGGCCAGATGAGATGCCCATATTGTTCGCTAGTGCTCGCGCTGCCGCGTTGCACATATTCTGCGCGTCAATACAAAGGTCAGCTACCCCGTTTCCGTCGATACGTCCGGGGACTTTCTCGAAAGAAGTGAGGTAATAGGGTTTACGACCAATAGGGTCGTAATTTAGGACAGCCTTAACAATCGTGTTGTTAATCATCCAAACTTCGCAGGGGTAAGACTTGTGAGGGTCTTCAACCTCGTCTTCGGACATTCCCCATTCTAACAGTACCTTGCCGGGTATAGAGTCCCATAACTGCAACGCAGCAATGAGGTCAGAACTTGCATCATCAAAATCTTTGTCAGTTACGGACTCCATCTCGCTGTCGTAATGTTCTAACCATTCGAACCCGCCTGCGCCAAAATCAGCGAGGAGCGTACGTATGGCAGCTTCGTCGTAACCTTCAACACCCAACATCGCCTCAAGGTCTTCACGTGTTAAATGGTGAAGCTCCATGATGGGCATGTTCTGGATGTCATCGCCCCAAGGAGCGTAGTAAAACTTGTAAGGATCAACGCGTTCCCACTCGTCACGTAGTACATCAACAGCAGCTAAGCCGCCGTCCATGAACTTCATGGCTTTTCGTTTGCGGGGTATCGGACCCTTTAGAACTGCAAACGGGAACGTCGCGAGATCGTTCGTGAATTCGTAGAGAGCTTTTACCCAGCCGCCCTCTGCAAGCTGGTCTTCCATTTTCAATTCCATGCGCTCAACGCGCTTCTCCGCCTCGTGCTTCATAGCCCGTGTAGCAGTATCTTTCATACCGCCCGCTAGGCTTTTTAGCTCCATAGGGTCGATAGGCTCGTTACCCGCAGCGTAGTACTGCTGTAGGTTCATCTGCATAATACGTTGTAGGTTTGCTTCAACGTCAGGTGGGACTTCGGGAATTGGTGTAGCTGAAATGGACCAAGGCTTATCAGCCCCAGTGCCTAGAAGTGTATCGCGCAACCATGCAGTAGCAGTCCTGCACTTAGTACTAACAATACCCATAAAGATTTCAGAGCCGCCTTGTTCACGTATCTCTGCCATCTTCTCTGGGTCATATTCCATGTTCCTCGCACGTACGCAACGAGACAACCGATCTTCGATTGTGTCGCGCTTATGATCTCGCATCACTTCCCACCTACGGCGGACATGCGCTGCAAGACCCTGTACCATAGGGGTCATCTGCGTTTGAGCAGACTCTCTCTGTGCGGCGGCCTCTAGGTCAGAGGCACGCGCAACAGGAATAAGTTGCGAACCTAGTGCCATTAAATATTATCTCACATGTGCGATACTATGGACACAATAGCGTTTATCTGCTAACAGGTCAACACATTACGTCCAACCTCGCGATGATACCTTAACCACCTCGCGCCGTTCGTCCATTGAAGCCATGCCACCAAAGGTTTCTCCGCCGTCTGCGTGTAGACACATATACTGAAAAGCATCAGCTACATCCGACCATGGGTGCGATTTTTCTGGACTCTCATCCCTCACACCTTTCGTATTTATCTTGTAACGGTACTTACCCGCTAACGCCTGTACGAGTGGCAGCGCACCTTCGGGGTCGATAACAACTCCGTGCTTACCGTCGACGACGCGTGTCATAAACCTATCGACCGCTGCTATCCTAGCGGCCACAGAATTCGTCTTAGCCCCTTTGACCATAAAGCCTTCGTTACGCCATATATCAGCGACAGTCCGCTCATCGGTCTGTGCACGCTGAAACGCCGCCGGGTCAATTATTATAAGCGAGCGTCTACCGGGGAACTTGTTAACCAGTAGAGGTTTTATCACTTCCCGCACAAACCTCAGTGCACCCATACCGTCAGATATTTTCGCATCGTACACAACCAAGCGTCCGTCGTAGGCTACCTGCCCTATCACCGCCGCCGGGGTTAGACCCGCGTCGACACCGATCAACAGGGGGTCGTCAGAGTACATAGGTTTCATCGTAGTTTTCGCTACGTGCACGTCTCTGTCAAACGAACGGAACACAGGTAGACCAGACAAAGATTTGCCGAACTGCGCGTTGATATACACGTCGATCCAGTCTTCAGTCTTACCTTGGGAGAGGTTGTCGTAGTAGTCATCCGGCAGGAACTGCGTCCAGTCGGCTTCGGGAGAGAGACCGCTGGGCTGTATCGTGATATGTACGTTCTCTGGCGGCTCTGTGAGCAGCGTTTCCCAGAAAGTATCCATGTCAGGGGGGTTCGTCATACCCCAAATGTGCATATTCGACCGCCCATCGTCGGTCACACACCCCACGCCGTTCATCATTTTGTCTGGGTAGCGGCCTACTCGCCCTTGTGCAGCGTTGTAAATGTCGGGGTGAATCTCTCTAAATTCGTCAAATATGATGAAACTAGCCTGTAAAGACAGCAATCTTCGCACGTCATTGGCGTCATCTAGCCCGCGAAACAGCACTTCGCACTCTAAATCACCCATTTTTATGACGAATTTGTACTCTGTTTTGAGGAAAGAACCCATAATTCCATCGGGTATCCACTTCAAAAAGTCAGGAATTGACGTATCTCGGAGCTGTTCTCGCGTATTTCGCACCCAAATGCACCTAGAACGACGTATTCCGTCCTTACACGGGGCCATCTGTGCCGCATGGTGCACAATTTTCATAATACCGGCGGTAGTTTTGGTCGATCCGACCGGTCCAACAGCCAAAGATATGAACTTTTCCGAGTAAAAAAAGTCGTCTAGGCTCGCTATAACCTCAAAATTAACTTCATGTAGCATCGTCGAGCGCCTGACCTTCGATTGTGATGGCGTCGTCTCGGTCCTTAGCGCGTGTGATGTTGATTATGACCTGTGGTCCACCACCTGTGTTGTCCGCTTTGGTATCCGGTTCCAGTTTGCCGAGCTTATTCAGCATTTTTTGGAACTCTATCCGGGCCATGGGGTTTATTGTGGGGTTCTGCATATGGCGGAACAAGTTATCTAGGTTAACTGCACCCAACATACGGGCTACCGTCTCCATTTTGGACGGGTCTTCCTCAATCGCCAGCATATCTGCCGGTGACAAAATAGGTTTATCGACCTGCGTGGGGTCAATTGCTTTGTACAGTTGTTTGCTCATGGTGTCAGATGCTAACGCGTGAGCACATCTGTGTCAATATTTGGAATTTAAATGAACAAGAGGTTAGCAGCTTAAAAAGGGTCAAATTTTGGGTTGCGGTATACGCGTTACATAAGGGCTGGGTGGCCGGGCACCCCCCGTCGGTCCCGCTCCCCCCCTGTTTACGCGCCGCTATAGGTGTAAGG